TAGCTGCTGCTGAAGGGCGGGGTTGGCTAAGAACTGCGTCATCATGGGAAGAGCTTGCGCGGCATTTCGTCGTGTCTGCATCTTCGACCCAGCGAGGATGTTGAACTTGACTTTGGCGTTCAGAATGTCGAGGAGGTCTCCTCCGCCGGTCGCATACTCGTGCTTCAACTCGTCGGACATGATGAAGTCTAGTTGCGACATCGGCAGCATCGACTGGTTCATTTCCCGCAAATCATACAGGAACGGAACGATGACCTGATTAGCCAACTTGTCCACGAAGTCAGAAATTAAATTGGCTGCCCCCTGCATAAGCCCTTGGGCCCCAGCAGAACTCCGAGCCAAATTCGAGTGCCCGCTCGCCCCGGCAACCCCAGACGACAACGGGTTATTACCCGACACAGTGTCTACACGGTTCTGCGACATCCCGAGAAGCTGTTCGGCTTCGGGGACGGCAGCAGAGCGCATCAGGGGAGTCAAGTCACCTGGGGAGTCCACTTCGATGATCTTCCCTGGCCCAATGCGAATGCTCTGGGTGGGGATAGATTTTCCGCGCACGCGGACGAGAGGTAGGTTTAGGTTGAGGCTGGCATTATCAATCAGCAGGTTGGTAATACCTGTCTGAAGACGCTGCTCCGTGCCGATGGTGCGACCCAGCCCCAGGGACCAGAACGATCCTGGAATGTCCCACCAGCCGATGCTCAAAAACGGAATCTTGCCATAGATATTCTTGTCGTTGTATATGACAAGTTTCTTCTGAAGTACGACTATATAGGTTTTATTGTCCCAACGTTCAAGAACTTCCAGTGGTTTCTGGAATGGGTCAGCAGTGGTTACGTCCCAGCGGGGTTCGGCGCGCGCGTCCCATAAAGGATTGCGTCCGCCTTCTTCCGAGACATTGGCTTCGACAGGCTCTGCCGGAGGCATGAATAGTGACAATAATTCTTCACGCGACGGGATGTTGTACCCTTCGCGGTCGCGGAGATTGTCGAGGTCGTCGAATGTCATGTATCGGCGGCGAATGACATACTTCGCTTTGCGAATGTCGGGCACGTTCAAGCCTGGGTCTACTAGGACTTCCCTGAGATTGATGATGTGCTCGAATGTGGGCCGGTCTACGACTTCTTCTATGACTTCTTCTTCGAGTTCGTCCCCGCCAATTCTAGTGTCCGGCGCTCCGGGAATAGTGCTCGGAATGACAACAGCCGGTTCTTTGCGCTTGATTATTTTCCGCTCACGAGTAAACTTCTCCCAGCCTTCCTGAAACATTGCCGTTCCGAAAAGCAGGCAGTTCATCACGCCGAGCCTAAGTTCTTCTCTGTAGTTGATGTCTTCGAGTTGATACTGGAGCAAGGCGCTAACGGCCCGGGCGGCCTGAGCCGAAGTTCCGGGTCGTTCTTGAATCATAAAAGGAGGATTCTCGTAGAACAATCCAGCGAGTACTTGCGGGTCGATGCCGTTGACTGCGCACGCCACCGTGAAGAAATTGATGGAGGCGGCTTCCGTCTGAGTCCCTGGCCAATAGCGGGGGGCGAACGCGGACGTGTAAAGATCGCGGGCTGTGGTATGACCAAGAACCCACTGCCTTCTGTTCTCCTCCGCCTCAGCACGCTGAGCATCTTGGGCCACAAGCGCCAGGGCTACCGAATCCCCCCAAACACCATCCGACAAGAAGCTCCGTGCTTCCTTCGGGGTAATTTCTTCATGCGGGTTCCGAACCGGCTCGGGTAATATCATTGCTTGGTCCTTTTGATTGTTATGCCTAGCTCCCTCATACGAGGAAGAACTCTGTTTTGCGGACGACCGAGGCGAGTACAAACCTCTTTCATTGATATTCCTAGCCCGCATAAATACCGAAGAGTTGTCTCGTCTATTTCCTGATACGAAACATGACGACCCCCCGGACTCCCGGTCTTACTGGTGTGTTCAATGTACGGAAGACCCGTAGATTTTATTCGCCGAGAAATCGTCGAACGATTTACCCCGAAGAACTCTGCGAGACGACCAAAGCTAACTCCGTTGTTACACAAGAATACTAGATGCTCCGGCAATAGCTTTTGATTGTAGAGGGGATTTCGTGGCCCAGTTCTCTTACTGGCTTTTTCCCGCATCGAATCCGTATAGGGATGTTGAACTTTTCTTCCATCTTCCCACGCCTTTTTTACTTGGGTGGATATAACCAGCTTTGTCTCGGAAGAAAGAAGTTTTCCAAGACGATGTTGTCTTAGTTTTTCCTTCCCTTCCTTAGACATAGAGGATGTATTTCCTCCGGGACGGATGTTGTATCCGACCATTGGGTTACGAGAGTTATAAAGAAAAATCCAAGATTCTTCGAGGAAATTCGCACTCTGAATAGTTTCCGCAGAATCTATTTTTCTGATGGAAAAGTTTTCTTCTCCGTATTTATGTATCGCGTGGCCAATATAGAAAGAGACCCCTCTTCGAGCGTCCGCTTTGTGGGCACCCCACCGAGCCGACAGCCTTTGATTCGTCTGCCTCACGTACACCTTCCCGTTCACCAGATTGGTGATTAGATAGATGGTGTACATTTCTCGGCTCTTTCGGTTAGGGCTCCGGAGGCTTGATCGAAATGCTGACCGGCGAGAATTTTAGCGGCGGCGTGCTGCTGCTTATTGGGGAGAGATGCGCTGAGCACTGTCTCTATGTTGTGGCGAAGAGTACTGAGGATAGAGAATGCGTAGCCGACTCCGATGGGTCGGTCAAACAAAGGTTCTGTCATAGGGAGTCCTTCAATTGGATTATCGGTTGTTTAGGGTGTTACCGACACCACTTCGTCCGAATAATGTACTACTCGCAGTCGTGGTCGCCTGTGTTGAAGTTAACGGAGTACTCATTCTTCACCGAAGTTCCGGCCTCAGACGAGGACTTGCCGACTTTGAATGCGGAGGGTTCGGAAGGATCGGCGGGCTTTACAACGAGTTTGTTCGCGCCTTCAGCTTGTCCTGCTGGACCGCTTGGCCCAACCGCAGGATAATCAGATGGTTTGGAGTCGCGTGGATTTTCCAGGTTTCCCCCGAGGGTGATAAGTTGTCCAACAGCCATGATGTTAACCTCTTTGTGTAGGCGTAGCGCCTAAGAATGTGGGATTGGTTGATTGTGGCGTCGGGGCCGACGTGCCCCACGATTTTTGCTGTCCGTACCCAAACCCCGGGAGCAGAGGCTGCGGGAAGTTGGTCGGGAGATTTTGTTGTCCGGATAATGGACTTTGCGTGGTAGGCGTGTACCCATTGGGACGGTCTACGCGAACGATGGGCTGGAATGTGAACCCGAATAACTCGTAGGTTCCGGTCGGAGCCTGATCTGATTGTGATGGCATAGGAGAAATGAACTTCTGTCCGGAAGTCGTGCGCCACTGCAAAGGCTGCGAGGCGTCTCCCGTTTGCTCGAAGACCACCTCGTCTTTGTCGTCGAGGATTTCGATGTGGACTTTCATCGTATAAAGAACACTCCTCCGGGGACAGTTTCATCCCCAGACTCCTGCTCCCAATATGTTCGGGAGCCCGTGTGGTGTTTCGCTTGGTACTTCTGGTGTTGGCGTGAAGCCTTCAAGCGTCGTCTGCTGTGGGCTCCACATCGTTACTTTTCCCGTCTCCGGGTCCGTGAGCAGGCAGTCGCCAGACATATTTTCTTCGGCGAAGATGTCTCGGTAGCCGAGACGGTCCACATTCGAGAACAAATCCTGATCGTTGTTGAAGATGGCTTGAGAGGCGCGCGGAGCGTATCTAGGTTGGTACCCGAGGTTGTCTGGGATGTCATCGTGGTGATGAGCCCCCATACAGCGTTCAAATTCTGAATACAAGACTTCTAGATCGGGGTACTTCGGGGTCATGCAGTAGTTGGCAAACTTCAGTCGTCCTTCAACCAGCCACGGGAGCAGTCCTCCCATTCTGATTTTCTTGGCGTCCGTCTGCCCATCTACCGTTACCCAGTCTATATTCCGGCACAACGCTATAATCTGAGGATCGCGGGTCTTCTCGGCTTCAGCAATAATTGTCGGTTCCAACAAATGAGAACCAGCCGCTTTTTCAATGCCAAGTACAAACGGTCTTTCTTCGACCGCCATTCGGACAATAGCTTGGGCTAGGGAGAAAGGATTGAATTTGTCTCTAACGACTTGTCTAATATACCCGACGGTCTTCTTGTCCGGTGTCTTCTTCCCGTCGAGTCCGTATACGTCTTCTTCTCCCCACATCACGGAACTTCCAACAGAGAAGTCAACACCTTTCTTCTGGCTAAAAGCCATTTCCCAAAACTGGGATATTGGTCCGTACCTTGGCATCATGTTGTAGGGGATCGTGGCACGCACCAGAACATCTCGGGGAAAAACAAGGTCGTTAGCTGAACGCGGGTTCTGGTTAAGCTGTCCCTCGAACACCT